ACAATACAATCTATTAATGACGTGGATAATGCTCATAGATTCCTAGAAATCAATTTTTATGGCTAGTGAAATGAATGTTTTCGGTATTGACAAACTTATAGGCGAATTAAGGGCTTATAGTCAAAAAGTTGAGCAAGGCATTGAAAACGCAGTTAAACAAGCTGCTTTAAATACTGAAACTAACGCTAAAATTGATTGTCCTGTCGATATGGGTATTTTAAGGAGTTCTATTCATACGGAAGCATTTCAAGATGAAACGGGAAAAGGATTTGAGGTTTTAACAAAGGTAGAATACGCTCCTTATGTTGAATTTGGGACGGGTACTAAGGTTTCTATTCCGAACGGATATGATGAATACGCGGCTCAATTTAAAGGTCAAAAATCAGTTGCGGGAATGAATGCTCAACCGTATTTAATACCTAACTTTGAGATGCAAAAAGAACAATTAATAGCTAATTTAAAAACATTGATAAGTAATGTATAACCCTAATGTCGATATAAAAAAATGGTTTTATACTAATTTAAAAACCGCAACGGGATTGGGTGTTTATGATGGTATTGCACCGAATACGGCGGGTAATGAATACTTAATTTTAACCGGTAGAACATCAAGTCAAATGCAAGGTAAAAATGGATATACTAATACTTTGGTATTCGTTATTGACATTGTTACAAAAAATGCTAACTTTGGCTTTAAGCGTTCGGAAGAAATATCTAATTTAATATTAGCAGCTATAAATTCCGATACTCATATTACACTTCCAACAGGTTGGAATGCATCAAGCCTAAGTGTAGCGGGTATCAGAAATTTACAAGCGTTAAATCCTTTAGATAACGTATTTAGAACCTTAATAACATATAATTTAACAATAACTCAAATTTAAAAAATAAAATAAAATGGCAGAAAGTAAAGTATCAGCTAGAAGCTACTTGTTATTTGCAGACGCTACAAATAGCGGAACTTATACTGTGGTAGCTTGTTTAACATCAAACGCAATTACATCATCTAACAATGTAATCGATGCATCTTCTAAATGTGGAGATGACTATCAACCGGGACCAAACTTTAAGCAATCTATCAAAGCGGAAGGTTTTGCAATCGACCAATCAGGAGTAGAATCAAAAGATTCTTACGATTTGTTGTATTCTTTGCATATCGCTAAGACTAAGTTTGCAATTAAAATGGGACCTTCAAGTCCGGCTAGTGGTAACGTGGTTTATGGTGGAACTTCAACTGATTTGGTATTCATATCAAATTGGGATTTGACTGCTCCTGATAAAGAAGACGTTAAATTTACTGCAACATTTGAAGTAATAAATCCTCCTTTAACTCAAACAAGAACCTCATAATTAATAACCAACTATGTTCGAATTAAAACTAAACAACAAAACAATCCTATTAAAGTGGGGGACTTGGGCAATGCGTGAGTTCTGTCAAACGTATAATATCACGTTAGAAAAGTATTTTGAAACTTTAATGGATACTCAAAAAGATTTAGATAAAGTTGTAAAACTATTTTACATCGGTTATAAATCGGCTTGTATATTTAATAAAGAGGAAATTGTTTATTCTGAAATTGATATATGTGAATGGTTAGATGAAATAGGATCAATCTTTGTAAGCGAAGGTCAAGTCGTTGATTATTTAAAATATATTTTTACAACGATTAACGTAAACGTAACTGACGCAAAAGATAGCGAGAAAAAAAAAGTCTTAAAAAAATAACTTGGGATGACGTTTTAGTTAAGGCTGCTGAATGCGGAATAAGACCAAGTGAATTTTGGGATATGACTTGGAAAGATTATAGTATTATTATTTTAGGAACTGAAAGAAAAGAATTGAACGAATGGGCGAGGACTAGAAACCTCGCCTATATTATTTATTTAAGTAATACTTCCGACAAACAACCTAAATCAATTAAATCATTTTGGCACATTCCTCAATTAGATGATATTCAAATTGATGAAAAAGATGAAATATTATCAAATGAAGAATTATCACGAACTTTGGCATTATACGGAATAAATTAAAAAAATTATGGCTACTGAGTTTAATTCATATTTAGGTGTCAAATTCAAGTTTGATAGTACAGAAGCAAGAGCGGATATAATCAAATTGCTCAATGATTTAGATTACTTTGAAAAGAAATTAAAAAATAATTTTGATACTGAATCGATTAAAAGGTTTACCGGTGCAATGGACACGGCTAAACAAGGACTTTATGAATTTGGTGTTCAAGTAGATACAGTAAGCCAACAATCTTATCAAAATTTTAGAGCGGTGGGTCAAATGGACCGAATCACTCGAGAATTTGCTTCCGGAGGTTTAACTCAAGGATTGAATGGTTTGACAATGTTTGGTAATTCACTTACAAGACTTGCCGTTCAAGAGGGAGGGTTTAAAAACGCTATAACAGGTCTTGCGGGTGCATTTACGGGACCGGCGGGAATAGTATTAGGGTTATCGGCTGCCATTGGTTTATTTGAGTTATATCAAAAGAATACTAAAAAGGCAACGGACGCTAACTTAGAATTTATTAAGTCTTTAAATGACTTAAATAAAAAATTATATGAAATAGCGGGAACTTCTCAATCTAAATTAGCTACGGGCGGAATTTTAGCGGGAATTGTTACTGATACCTCTAAGGATATTAAAACAAGAGAAGCTGCCTTAGAAAGCCTTAAAAAGTTATTTTCAGAAAGCGGGGAATTAGCTAAAATTGATATTAATTCAAAAGAATTTAGCAATAAGCAATTCTTGATGTATGTTGTTAATAGAGCAGCGGTTCAAGAAAATGATATTAATTCACAAAAGAATTACGAAACTAGATTAGCTCAATTATACGCTAAAAGAAAAGAGTTAGAAGATAAATTACAAAAAGATTTATCTGCTCCTAAAAAAGATATTATTACTTCGGCGGGTGCGGGTGCTGCTCCAACCATTACAACAGTTGCGGAACAAAATGCAATAATTGTAAAACAAGCACAAAAAAATATTGATAATATTAATGTTTTAATAGGTCAAACAGAAGCAGCCAATAAAAGATTAGTAAAAGCGGTATCTACTTTTGAAACTCCGACTAAGGATAAAAAAGAAAAAAATTATGATTTAGCTGATGAGATTGCAAAAATTGAAAGAGAAATTCAATTAACAATTAAATGGGCTAACGAAGAATATAGATTATACCAACAAAGGGAAGAATTTGCTAAAAAGAATTTAAAAATTCAAAGAGCAGACACAGGAGTAAATAATTTTAATGATTATTTATTTGAACAACAACAAAAACAAGAAAAGAAACAAAATACTCCTTTTTCAGACATTAAAGACCCTAAATTACCGGCTTGGTTAAATGAATATACTGAATCAGTAAATAAAAATGATTTAGCGGTAAAACAACAAATAAAAGATTATAAGGATTTTGCAAATGTAGTTTCACGATCAGTTACTCAAGATATAATGGGACTTTGGAATGCAATGCAAAAAGGACAAAGTATTGGCGATGCTTTAGGGGAAATGTTTTCTAAGTTAGCTGAACAAATTGCTGCTATGGTTATACAGGCTGCAATATTTGCCGTTATTTTAGAAGCATTAGGTATTGGCGGTGCGGGTGCGGGGTTTGGCGATATATTCGGACAATTATTAGGTTTGCCAATGGGTGCTCATGCGGAAGGAGGTATTACAACAGGACCATCATTAGGTTTAATAGGCGAAGCCGGTCCGGAGGCAATTATGCCATTATCTAAATTGGGTAATGTTATGAATAATAGTTTTCAAGCCGGAGCAATGAATAGTTCTAATGCAACTTCAACTAATGGCGAATTTGTATTAAAAGGAAGTGATTTAGTATTAGCTTTGAATAGAAGTAATTTCTCTTTAAACGTTAGAAGATAATGGCATATAACATACATTTTACAAGTACGGCTATTTCAAAAAATGGAAATACCTATCAATTAGACATTTACGAAAGTGGTTATGTTGGAAGTATTGTAAATATTCCTGTTGCGGTAAATCCTTTTATATTAAAAGTTAATGCCTCAAGTGATAATCAATATGAACCATTATTAGCAAGTGAATTAAGAGTTCATTTAGATATTACTGATTATCAAAACAACTTTATAGATTTTGCAAATCAGGATCAATTTAACTATTTTGGTAAATTAACTTATAGTGGTAATATAGTTTTTCAAGGTTGGCTTTTACCTGATGCAATGACTACTCCATTTACTACGGGTAGAATAGAATGTAGTTTTTCATTTATAGATGGTTTATCTATGCTAAAAACTATTTATTATACTCCTTATAACTTAAATTCAACAGTATTAGAAAGCACTAAACTAATTATTTTAAATTGCTTAAATGCTTTAAAATATCCTTTTGGTTTTAAAATGAATGTAGCGGTATCAATATTTGCAACTGCAATGGTAAATAGAACGGCAGATATAAGTAACGAGCCTTTGAGTCAAAGTTATATGTTCCCTTCTAATTGGTTTAATTCTGAACAACTTACTACTCCTAACGTTGACCCTTATTATTTTAGTGATTATATTTCTTGTTATGATGTTTTAAATTATTTAATGTTAGGTTGGGGTTGTCAATTATATCAAGCTAATGGCGAATGGGTTATTGCTAATGTTAATGAAATGGCATCAAGTAATATTTATTTAACTAAATATGATGAAGCGGGAACTTATGTTTCAGCAGCTAATCAATCTATAAATTATACTATAAAACCTTACAATTTAAGTAATAATTTGCATTTTATAGATAATACTCAATCTAAGATATTAAGACAAGGGTTTTCACAAATATATTTTAAGACTCCGGCTCAATTTTCAGTTAATTCAATAGATAATGGTTATTTGAGAAGATTAACAGGAGGGCTTCCGGATAGTTGGGTAACTTTTGCAACTGTTACGGATACTGCAACATTTCACATAGGGGATACTGCAAATTATTATGAATTATTTTCAAGTTTTTCGGGCGGACCGGCTTATGTTCAATTAAAATCTACTTCAACAAAAGAAACTAATCAGGGAGATATAATTAATATTAGTTTTAAATATAAAGTAAATGCCGTTGAAATACCTGATGCTCCAACTTGTGTTTTAAGATTAGAACTTGTTTATGGTTCAACTACTTATTATTATTCAAATAATAATACATGGGATACAGTTGTAAGCGGTGTTACTCCTAATTATTATCAAGTTAAAGGTAATAATCAAGATTTAGTTCAAAATTCATTTAGTGTAAGTACAACTCCTGTCCCAATAGGAGCACAATATTATTTTTCAATATTATTACAAAATGGATTTGGAGGCGGACCAAGAACTCAAGATAAAGTTCAATTTAGTGATTTTAAAATTACATTTTCAAATAATTATTCATACCAATTAGACGCTTATCAAAAAACTGCTAATTATCAAAATAGAAAAAGCGTTCAAGGTTATGTTGGTGCGGGATTTGTAAACAATTACAATGCAATAGGAGCAATTTTAAATTATTATGGTCAATATACTTATGACGGTTGGTACCGTCAAGACGAAGGATATTTGCTTTATAGTAGAAGCACTTTAATAGGAATTGTAGCTGAAAATTATTATTTTTTACAATCTAAGGCTCAAATTAATGTTGACGGGTCTTTAATGTCTTTAATGAGCAAAAAAACCGATGCAAGTACAACAAGTCATTTAAGTTTATTTTCATCTTTTAAAATAGATGATATTACGACAGGATCAAATAGTTTAACCGGTAGATATTATATTTTAGGTAATTGTGAGTTTGATTTAATAAATGATATATTAAGCAATGTAACCTTATTAGAAACTTCTAAAACTAGGATTGACTCAATAAGTAAAAATATTGTTATTACGGTTAGTTAATAAAAGTTAAATTTGCAATATGGCAGACAAAATTTCGGGTAAAAATATAATGCTTTATTGGAATAACCCTAACGGGTCTTATTTCTT